GCGACAGCGTGACGGCCCCGCGGATGACCGTAGGACTGTAGAAGGTGTTGCTGTTGCTGACGAGCGAAGGCGACAGTGTTTGCGGAGCAACGGTGTACGTAATGATGATCGCACCTTGCGCTCCATTACCGCCATTACCCGATGTTGATGCGCCGCCGCCACCGCCACCGCCACCGCCATACAAAGCCGCCGCCGCGCCGACGCCGCCAGACGCAAGGTTATTGTTCGATCCGCCGCCACCCCCGCCGCCGCCGCCCGATCCTGCGGTCCCTCCCGCGTTGATGGCATATTCAGTACCTGCGCCCCCGGCTGCGCCGTTATATGCTATATCCGACAGGTTGATGCCGCTGCCGCCGCCGCCGCCGCCGCCGTTAGTACCTGCCGTCGCAGCCGTTCCGCCGACACCCCCAGCCGCGCCGGAATAGGTCAAGCCGCCGTTGCCGCCGGTTACTGTAGTCGAGGATGAACCGTTACCCCCGGTGCCACCGCCGCCGCCGCCACCGCTATCATTTACCGCCCCGGAACCGCCGCCAGTGCCACCCGCCGCGCCGCCCGCACGGTTAGATGCCGCACTGCCGCCACCGCTGCCGCCAGTCCCCCCGATATTTCCGGTTGCACCGGATGGCCCACCACCAAATTTGGTAGTGCCAACGCTAGACGCCGACGACCCGCCGTTAGCGGGGGCAGTGCCTGATGCTGCCGAACCACCCGAACCACCAGAACCGCCTTTGGCAAGCGCCCCATCGGTAGTTAGCGTTGGCGCTGAGTTTGCGGCTTTATTGAACCAAGTATCACCGCCCGCACTGCCAGCCGAACCCGCAGTTGTAGACCGAGGGCCTCCCGCGCCGATGCTGGTAAAAACAGATGATATACCCGAAAGCGAAACGCTGGATGTAGCCCAAGCGCCGCCCCCGCCGCCTGCGCTCCCCCTAGCAGACGCGTTATTGACCGAACGCCCGCCACCGCCACCTGCGCCGATGCAGTACACCGTGACATTGACGCCCGTATCGAGGTCAGCGGGGACCGTCCACGTTGTGCCGCTGGTAAGGAGGACTGTTTTTGTCGCCATTAGACAAGCTCAACCGCAGGCGGGTTCGGATCGACAAACTGGGCGCCGTCCCACAGCCAGCCAATGTCGCACGTCTGCCCATTCATCACCTCGATGAGTTGGCATCCATCCTGCGCGGGTTCCGACGGCATGGCCACGATGATGTTCGCGACAAGGCCGTCGGAGAGTTGCACCACAGCGCACCGGGCTTCAATACATTCCGCCATCGCTTACGCCTCTGTTGCAAAATTAGAGCGCGAAGATGCCCGAAGCGTTCCAAGTGATAGCAATGTCGCCGCCGTTCGGCGTTACCGGCAGGTTCGTCACGCCCGTGTCGATGAAGGCCACCAACGGCGACGTAGCCGCACTGCCCGTGTCGATATACAGGATGATGCTGACGGCCTGCGACCCGGTCACGGCCGTATACGTCACGTCGGCGCCGTCGAAGACGCCGTTCGTGAAGGTCTTGGACCCGATGGTCTGCGGCGTGCCGACAGCCGACGCGGTGACGCTGCTGTAGAACTGATCTGCCGACGAGTAGGTGTAGCCGGAAGCGACGAGCGCAGCCTTGACCGTGCCAGACGACAGGTTGTTGTTCGCCGTGAACTGGAGCAGTTGCTCCTTCCATTTCGGGTAAAGTGCGTTGGCCATCAAAAATCCTTAGGGTTGGAGCGGATCAATTCCCAATCGCGAACCAATGATGCACGCGCGACGTGCCGTCATTGTAGATCGTGAAGCCGGTCTTGGTGGGTGTGCTGATGCCCGACGCGGCCTGAAGGATACCGCCGCCGACGGTGCTGTCCACCCACGAAAGCTGTACGTTCCAGCACGCCGTAGGGAAGTCAATGCCCGACGTGGCGAACGAGACAGCCGACGACGTGTCGGTGCCTACCGTCTTGGTCCCCCACTGGAAAATCAGGCCGTTTTGCAGCTTGATGTATCCGATGGACGCCAAATCAGACGCCGAAACGGCGATGTTGGCAAAGGCCGCGGCCGCAGTGCTGGCGCCCGTGCCGCCATCCGCGATAGCCAGATCGGTAATGCCGGTGATGGTGCCGCCGTTGATCGTGGGCGACGTAAGGGTTTTGTTGGTCAGCGTCTCGGTGCCGGCCGGGGTCACGTAGGTGCCGGGCGTGACGCCCAGCGAACCGGCTGCCAGCGCCAATGTAGCATCGACCGACAGTTCTTCCACCGCGCCCGTACCGGCCGTCGTGCGGCCCAGCAGGCGGCTGGTGGCGCACGACAGGGTGTGTTCCGCGTTCCAGTTGGACGGCTGGACCAGATTGGCATCTGCGCCGTCGCTGTTGGGCGACTGAAAAGTGTGCTTGAGACTAACCGTCATGGGGCGCGGTCCTTAGGCCAAAAACTTCAATTTGTAGAGCGTGGACAGATACAGCCCGACGATTTCGTCGATGATGTTCTGAAGCGCCGTCTCTTCCTTCTTGCAGACCTTATACCGCATTTCCTCCACGTCGGCCAGCGACGCCTCAAGGAAGTCGGTCACGTTGTTGGTCTTCTTGGCCGACATCAGCGCGATGGGGCCGATCAGGCCATACCGGCCCTGATATGCTTCGGCAAATTTGTCTGCCAAATCAATCACTTCGTCGTAGAAGGTGTTCAGGGCCATGTGCTTTGCGAAGCTGCGCGTGTTCAGGTGCGTCGAATGGGCCACGTCGCGCGCCAGAAACAGGGTGCCTACAAGGTTGGCGGCGTCACTCATGGCATCATTCCTTCGGGCGCTTCGGGCTGCATTTCGGGGGCTTCAGGCGCCATCGGCGGCTGTTCGGGCATCATCTGGCCTTCGGGCGGCATCATACCACCCTGCGGCCCCTGTTCTTCGCCCATTTCGGGCATTTCGCGGGGGCCTTCGGTTTCGGGCATCTGCGGCATACCGCCGGCCAGATCGCCGGTTTCGATGGCCGCGTGGATGGTCCCCATGACGATGTCTTGGATTTGCTCCGGCGACATGCTGTTCTGCATGGCCGTGATGCGCTTGGTTTCCGCGTCGTAGGCATCCACCTGCGCCTTGAACTCCTTCACGTCCACTTCGCGCTGCGCAACGCTGTCCTGAACGTGCTGGATGATGTCGGTCATCCGGTTCAGTTCCTGCGTCATGGCTTCGATCTGCTGCTGGGCCGCGGCCATTTCGGGCGACTGATCGCCTTCGGACAGCACCTTCGGGTCCAGAATTTTCTTGAACCGTTCCGCCATTTCCTGCGCGCCCGGCCAATCCATGTTCTTGATGAACAGGTCGCCGGCCACCGCCCAAAGCTGGGGGTTGGTCTGCAAAATCTGGCTCATGGCGTCCAGCGCCTCTTGGCGCTTGGTCATGTAGCCCGGCCCGGTCGTGACCATTACGTCGTAGGTGCCGACGCCGGGGTTGTAGATTTTGTCGATCATGCCGCCGTTCTGGTCGCGGATTTCCTTGACCGGCTCCGGCTGCGACGGGTTGAACTTGACCATGCTGACTTCGCCATCGACGCCGATGATGCGCGCGATGCGCTGCGTGTCGTAGATTTTCGGGATCAAGTCCACGATCTGCCGGGTGATGTGACGGATCGCGCGGGCCAGATTGTCCACATAGTGATAGGTGCCGACATCGCCCTGCTTCTCGCGGGCGGTGATGGCCTTTGCAGAGCGTTCGTTGCCCTGCATACCCAAGCTGGCGTCGTATTGGCCGGTGGTCCCCTTGATGTCGTCCGCAGCGCCCATCTTGGCCTGAATGAGGCCTGTCTGGGGCAGCGGCGGAGGCGCGCGCATGGGCAGCGGCAGCACGTTGCCGGCGCCGTCCGTCACGTCAGGATTGACTTCCAGATACGGCCAGTTGGTCGTATTGGCGGTCTTCCACTGGTTTTCGTAGCCTTCAAACTGGCCGCCGTAGCCGATGAACGGTGCCTTGGGCGCCAGCGCCAGGATTTCTGCCTCTTGGCTGACCCAATAGTTGTACATCCGCTGCGCGTCCTTGGCGTTGCGGACGAGGCCGGAAATGTAGACTTTGCCGTCCACTTCCCACTCGTTGCCGATGACGCGGACGACGGGTATCCATTTGCCCGGCCATTCGCGTTCGTCCAGAACGTCGAAGCCGTTGGTCTTCATCCACATGACCTTGCGGCGGTCCACCTGACGCGACCGCAGCGGCTTGCCGAACATGGCCGTAAGCTGCTTGTCCTGCGGCGTGCCGCGGAATGCCGTCTGGTTGTCGGGATAGAGGTGCAGCGTAGCCTTTTCGTAGGTCAGGTAGAAGTATTCCGCGATGCGGATGGTGTCGTCCATCAGCCATGCAGAAATGCCCTGATCGCCCACGCCTTGCGCATACAGCGTGCTGATCGGCGTCGCGTCGGGGAACAGCCGTTCGTATTCGTCCTTCAGGATGTCTTCGGTGATGAAGCACCACTGCGCGTCGGCCCCGCAGGGGTCTTGGATCGTCGGGTCCATGTAGACGCTGAAGGCGTTGCGGATGCGCCCGATGCGGATGTCCTGATCGAAGCTGTCGTCGTTGCAGTATTCGGTCAGCAGGCGGATGTAGCCCTCGCCGTACGTAACCTGATTGTCGCAGGCCGTGTCGTAAGCCACGTCGGCGTCCGACATATACTCGATGTGGCGCACCACGCCGTTGAAGACTTCCGCCACCTGAATGTCGGCGTTGTCGTCGGCCGGGATGACCTTGCCGCTGGGGCGGTTCTGGCGCTGCTCGTTCGTCACCTGACGGACGTGCTGCGGCAGCTTGTTGATCGTGAGGCACGGCCGGGCGTTGATCGTCTGGCCCTGCATGGACCCGCGGGTCGCCAGCACGTCGGCCGGCCACTGCCACTGGTTGTCTGGGGAGCCTGCCATGAAGCGCAGGTCGTCCAGTTCGTCTTCGCGGCTCTCGGACACGGCCGCCATCACCATCGTGAGGCGGCTGCGCATGGTGGCCATCTTGTCGTCGTCGGTGTCCGCACCCGATGCCGGGTTGGAGCCTACATTGGCGACTTTGCCGGCGGTGTTGATGCCTGTGGGGTCGGCCATGAGGTTACTTTTTGCCCTTTTTGGCTGCTTCGCGCTTCACCGAATAGGCGATGGCGACGGCCTGCTTGGCCGGCTTGCCGGCGGCCACTTCGGCCTTGACGTTGGCCCGAAAGGCCGATTTGCCGGTGGATTTGACGAGCGGCATCAGTATTTGCCCTTCTTCGTGGGCGTCTCACGCATCCGCGTGGTGATGCTGATGATGTCCTTGCCGCCAGACGTGCGCAGCGGCGTGCGGCCGCCCGGCATGACGCCGATTTCGGCCTTGGGCGACGGCATTTTCAGTGCCTTCGGCACCTTCGGCGTGGGCATTTTGGCCATCTGTCCTACGACCCCATCCAACTTGTAGAAATTCCGTTCGGAGCGTAGCTTGAGACACGTTTTTTGTCAACGCGCCCCTCACGATGGGCCACCGGATAGGCAAAAGTGACCGCGATGGCGTCCGCGGCGTCAGGCGAGGCCAATCCGCGGGACTTCATGTCCTTTTTGCTCTCCAGAAACAGCGTCCCCTTGCTGTCGGGCTTGGTCAGGGGGCTGATTAGGTCGCTTTTCAGGAAGCGGTCGGTGGGGATCGCGGCCGTTTTCAGCCAGTCACGCATGGCACCCCACATCTCCGCGCGCTTGTTGCCCCACATTAGCTGGTTCTTGGCCTTGTTGCCGAAGTTGACGCCCCGGATTTTATACCGCTGTTCCTTCAGGCGGTCCACGACGCCTGCGCCCAGCCCGCCTTCGTCGATGCAGACCAGCGCCGGCTTGTATTCTTCGATTGCGTCGATGACGTAGCCGGCCACTTCCATCGTGTCGGCCCCGCGGTGCCGCTTGATGTCGATGATGTCGCGGCCCTGCCGGATGGCGATGACGGTCGCGTCGGCCCCGAAGCGTGCCGGGTCCACGCCGATGACGATGGGCGCGCTGGCGTCCTTGTGCTTGGGCCGTTTCATGGCGTCATCGACCAGATTGGACGGGATGAACTGGTCATCCCCTTCCGACGGGAACT